CAGCCAGATGACGTTCAGTGGGTTTTATGGTGCGAGCAGTCAACTATGGTCAGTTAATGTTACGATTGGTGGTTGGGCGTTTAAAACAACTTCGTATCGGGGATACGGTGCTGATTTATTGGGGACTGTTCAAGGTTCAATTTCTGACGGCACGATAGATTTTATAAATAACGGCAACGCTACCCCTTCTCTTGTTAACATAAATCAGGCCTCCTTTGTTTTTACAGCAAACAATGTTGGCACAGATACGACAAACACTGGCTTTACTTCTGTAACGATACATAACACCACTCTTACAAGAGCAAACGCAGATAATTTTACTTATAACAGTGCGACCGGCCAAAAAACGTGGTCTTGGTATAATGTTGGTAATGTGTGGGGAACACAAACAGTTGGGACAACAAGAACGGTGGTGTTTACCTAATGGCTTACACATATTCAAACACTGCTCCAAACCTAGATGTTTTTGAGACGCTTTATGCAGACTCAGAAAAGTTCTTGTTAAGAGAAACTCTAACTTCGGACATTATGGGTGAGCGTCCTTGCAAGGATTGGTTGCTGGAGCGGCTTGAGCAAGCTCCTTTTCACTTTCAGTTCTTCAAGGATGGCAAGGCTATCTGTTGGTTTTCTGGAGAGAAGGAAGGTTCATCAGCTAAAGTTTCAGTCGGATTGTTTTCGCCAGACCTAGACAACAGCCGTTCATACTGGACTGACCCAGACTTCTGGAGCATGTCAGAGGAGTTCTTTGCAAGTGAAGGGCTTACAGGATGGGTCACAGAAACAGTAAAAAACACAACCCACCACAGAAACTTAATTAAAGACGTTGAAGGCAAACCACAAACCCAAGAAAGTTTCTTTGAGTTTAACGGCGTAGAGGGTGTGGTTATTACAATGACTTATGGAGAGCAATAATGAGTAACGCAAGAAACATTGCTGATAGCAATCTTGATGATTTGATTGTTGATAATATATATCTCGGCGGCACTGGTTCAGCGAACCAGCTCGACGATTATGAGGAAGGCACTTGGACGCCTACTATTACTGATGGAACAATTGATTACACCTCTGCTGAATATATCAAAATAGGTCAATTAGTAACTGTTACTGGGGTTGTGCATACTATTTCTAATAGGACATCTAATAATCATGTGACGGTGGGGGGATTGCCTTTTTCAACAGGTTCAACAGCTATAGCAATAGGTGCAACACTGGCTCGATATATTAACTCTTCTGGAGATTCTGTATTAACATATATTGGTACAAGCAGAAGTTACCTTAACTTTTATTCGGCAAGTCAAGGAACCATTTACGATATAGTTAGACATTCGGATTTAAATAGCGCTAGTGCTAACTTTCATTTTACAATAACTTATATAGCAGCATAACCCGTCTGGAAGTCGGGTCGGACAGGTGGCAATCCCGCCACGATAAACACAAGGAAACAAAACAATGGCATTAACTAAATCAGTCGAAGTAGACAAAATTGAAATCGTAGGCAAGTTTAAGGCCGTGCAAGTTCGCACTGCTACAGTGGTCAGCGAAGATGGCACGGAACTGTCACGCAGCTACCACCGCCACGCCATCCAAGCGGGTGACGATTACAGCAGCGAAGACGCAGAGGTTCAGGCCGTATGCGCGGCAGTGCATACCGATGCTGTTGTCTCTGCCTATCAAGAACACATTGCTAATCAGGAAGCAGAATAATGGAAACTGTAATTACATATATCACTGCCATCGTAGCAGCCGCCTCGGTGATTGCTAACGTAACCCCCTCTATGCGAGACAATGAGATCCTCGCCAAGATTGATGACTTTATTCAGAAGTTAGCCCTTAACTTGCGTAAAGAGAAATGACAGACGAAATGAAATCCACTGTTGACCTTGCAAGCGGCGGCGTAACGCTCGGCGCGTTCTTTGATGCACTGCCCGAAGTTGCCGCTTTGTTTGCACTGGTCTGGTGGATCATTCGTATTTGGGAAACTGACACGGTTCAAAAGCTTTTCAAAGGTGACTAGCCGTGAACTTTGGCGAGACACTTCTTGCTTACTGGCCTATCCTCACCGCAGCGATGGCTATGCTCTGGTGGTTTAGCCGGGCTATATCTTCTCTCGAAAACAAAACAGATAGAATGGATGAACGCTTGAAAGATAGCGAATCCAAAATCACTCAACTTTTTACTTTCTTTAACCAATCAACGCAGCGTAGGCTTGATAAGCTAGACAGGCTAGAGGAAAAGGATAAGTAAGTGGGCTATCAAACTGTGCCTAATGCAGTTCAACTTGGTAGGGTGGGCGAGTTAATAGCCGAGGCTGTCTTTGAAGAAAGCGGTTTGAAGTGTTGTCGAGTAAACCACGAGGGCTTTGATCTCTTAATCTTTGATGATGACAGCAATAGTTACCGAGTAGAAGTAAAATCAGCAAGCACTAGTCAGGGAATTAACAACCCTTCTTATAAGTTTATGACAAGCAAGGGTAGCAAATCCAAGCGTGTTGTGAACGAAACCGACACTGATCTTATTTGCTATGTTTCATTGCCACTCCGCAAGTGCGTGATAAAGTGTGTTACAACAGTTGAAAAGAAACGCACCAGCATACGAGCAAGTGAGTTTGACCAGCCTGAGATTGGGCAGATACGAAAAGCTTTGACAGAAGTGAGGAAGAGGAAATGATGAATATCTTTAGTGCGGTTGCTGGCATTGCCGGGAACTGGGTGGATGGCAAGGTTCAAGAAACCAAGGCCAAAGCAGAGGTCAAGGTCGAGAAGGCAAAGGCTGATGCTGCTGTTCAAAAGAAGATTGCAACAGGCAAGATTGATTGGGAAGCGAATATGGCTGACGCAACCAAAGGCTCGTGGAAAGATGAGTTTGCTCTTGTTGTCTTGATGCTTCCTGCAATCCTAGTTTTTATTCCATCGCTTACCCAGCAAGTGCGGGAGGGGTTCGCGGTGTTGGATACGCTCCCGCAGTGGTATCAATATCTCCTATTTATCGCCGTGACGAGTTCGTTTGGGGTGAAGGGTGCAGACAAGCTGATGAGTATGCGCGGAAAAAAGTAGCAACTCCTGCGGGTAAACCAGCCCCCACCAAAGGGCGAATCACACCCAACTTTACTTTGCAGGAGATGACCAAGAGCCAGACCGCGACCCGGCTAGGCCTCGACAACACCCCAACAGAGGAACACATCTCCTCCCTTCGGGCGTTGTGTGAAGCAGTCCTTGAGCCTACGCGCAGCCAGTTCAATGCCCCTGTGATTGTATCGAGCGGCTACCGCAGTGAGTTTCTATGCGAGGAGATTGGCAGCAAGCCAACCAGTCAGCACTGTAAGGGGGAGGCTGTTGACTTTGAAATCATTGGGGTCGATAACCACAAGGTCGCTTCTTGGATTCAAGCCAACCTAGAGTATGACCAGTTGATACTGGAACACTATGAGTCCGGCAAACCCAATAGCGGTTGGGTGCATGTGTCCTACAAGAAGGATGGACAGAACCGCAAACAAGCCCTAACGTTCAATGGTCGCAGTTACCAGCAAGGTCTAGTCAAATGAGCGAGTATGATTTCAAGATGACTATCGTAGAGGGGGATGATGGTTTCCCCGTATTGGTGTTGGAGTTTTCTGGGCTTGTTGACATGGAAGAAGCGGAAGAACTATCACAAGAATTGTTCGCCATCATGTCCGGCGAAGAGCCGCAATCATACCTACACTAAAAGCTGATTGATTCCATTACTTGCTTGGAGTCTAGCAACTCATCTTGTGTTGCACAGTAACACTCTTTCGACAGGCCACTAGGCACACCATACCGAGAGGGAAGGTAAAGGTCTGATGACCACATGCCACCAGCAAGGTCATACTCCCCATCTTGTCCCGTCATCAACACGAACATATTGATAGCAGGGTTTTTCCTGAACGAGATTAGTCTTCCTGTTTTATGTATCGTTGTCTTCACATCAATGACTAGATTATTAAATGTGAGGTCGCCCGGATCTTCACCATTGAGGGAGGAGCGGTGATAGATCTCGAAGATTTCTGTTGGGTAAACGCCTAGCATTTTGGAGAAAGCCAGTTCACCCATCGCACCTTCGTAATCAACGAAGATAGGGTCTTTGGGAGATACCCTTAGTGCATCTTCTGGAGCGACCTCACGAGCAGCAGCGTTACGAGAACGCGCTACAAAGAGGCAGAGTCTTTTCTCTGCTTCATTCAGAGTGATGTGCATTATTAAAAAACTTTTCTTGTGACATCAGACCCACCCCAATACGCACCATGTTATACAAAGCGCGAGGGGTCATGCCCCATACATTGTAGGAGGGGTCAACTGTATCATCTCGGACACATAGCTGCGCCGGATACTGCGGGTCGTTTGATTGTCGGATATAGATAAGAATGTTTTCTGGCACATCCATTTCTTCAAGGGCTTTCATTGCTGTCGCTGCCCTCATTTGTTTCCAACCGACTGAATCGTTTGGCATAGATGCAATCTCGCGCAGCTTGCCCTCTGCTTGGATTGCTCTTTGCTGCCATGCTGTTAGTTCATCCATAATATGTTGTCATCTTCCCGACTAATTCTTCGTAGTCCTTGAGGGTCATTCTAATCTTGTGGCCTACCTTGACCACCGCCACACTGTGTTTGCGGCATAACTTCTTCACATCTTGAGGGGGGACGGACAGTGCCGCCCCCACCTCTTCGATGGTCAGTAGCTTAGAAGGGGATGCTGTCGTCCACTGGCTTGCTACGTGCTTCTGCATTGTTACCACCTTGCTGCTTGTCGCTAAATGAAAGAGACATATATGCCATGTCATCTTTGGTCTTACGCCATGCGGCGATGCGGCGGCTACCCATTGGCCCGGTGTAGTCCGGCGAGTTTGGGTTTTCACCTTTCTTCTCGTTCTCGAAAAGAGTTCCGACCTTTTCATAGACATCCATAATCTTGCGACCATCAGGTAGCGTTGACATGGTTACTACCATCTGAGAGTCACGACCATCGTTGTTGGCCTTGCCTGTCAGAAT